CCAGACTTTGCAGGGCATCATGGTGGTTGTGTTGACGACACTGGGCACACCCATGCGGACAATTGCCCAGCATGGTTCTTCCAACGGCACATCAGGTTGTCGCCAGAGAATCTGTGTGCTGCCGGTGGGTGACGATGTCATGATCGCCGGAACGCCCACGGGTGCTTTGGCAAATTGATGGGTTTCATCAGTAATGATGATTCGCACCTGACACACGCCTTGGATCATCGCCCGGCCAACCTGCCCGGCACGAATGGGTTCAAGCAGGATCGCGTGTTTATCCATCGCAACATGCGTGTCCGGTTCAGGGAACACACCACTGAAGACGATTTGATCGACAAAGCTGCCTTCCAGATCCATGATGGTTTGCGGCTCGTGAACCGAGTCTTCGATGCCGAGTATGAAGTATCGCCAACAATCCATGGGTGAATCGTTCTTCACCCAAATGACTCCACCTTGAAGTTGAGAAGATGATCGTTGTGACTGTTGAGCGAGTTTCTGGCGCGGCTTGATACGCTCACGAAAATCCGTTGCCGCATCGATGAACGCGTTGTATGTGTTGGCCGGGATCACCAAGGGATCGCCGGTGCTGACTTTTTTCAATGTCATACTCAAACTCCATCAAGTGCCAATGTCCAGCAAACTGAAATCGGCGGACTCATAAACCTGTTCGACATAGGCAGCAACCGGACGTTTGACCATGGCCATCGCATTCATGTCTTCGACGTCGGCGTAACGAACCCACAGGTATTCCCAACCCTTCTTGGTAATACCACTGATGCTGCCGATGGTGATGCCGGTTTTGTTGGGTGACGCAGCGAAGCGATACGTGATCTCCCAATCGCCACCCTCGGAAGTGCCACCCCCAGAAGTTGATTCCGTGCCATGCAAGGTTCCTGATGCACCGAGGAACAAACACTCACCCGCTGCCAACCCACGGAATGTTGCGTTGTTCACCTTGCCAGTGAGTTGGAATAACGTGCCTTTGTATTCAGGCGTCACCTGTTCAACCGTGAGGTAATGCGTCTCGCTGAAGTTGTAGATGGGCACCGTAATATCGACGCCCTGGACTTCGGCATTGCCATTGGTGTTGGACACGCCGATCGCACCGTGAAAATCAGGCGCAGACGGAATCGACGAATCGGCATACGAACTTACCGTGCCCAACGACTGGGTGATGTGTTGCGTGCCACCCATTGTGTCAAAGTTGTAGGTGTACTCATTACTGCCAGGATCGGGTGTTGAGCTACCACTGGATGTCGGAGAAGAAGCATCGGCGTAACGCACAGAAGCATCCCAATACTCTTCACTGATCGGCTCGATCTGCACGGACTGCATAGGCAAACCGTCATAGGTTTCAGGAGCAAAACTTTCGACAGCAGACTTGATCGCAAGATCATCGTCGCTGCCACTGGCAATATACGTCATCGTCACTTGGGCATTGTCACCCGTGGTGCTTTGGCGACTGTCATATTTTTCCTCAACGGTGATAGACATGGTTACTCCGACATAAAGGATGGTTAACTGAAAGACAAAGATGAACTGCCGCCAGGATTGTTCTGCACTTCGTTGAACAATTTTTTAACGTAACGGGCGGTGTCTTCACTGGCAGCTGCGGTACGTTGGGCAATAGATTGGTTCGTCATCAGTCCCTGCAACGCAGCAGAATTGAATGTGCCACGCGATTGTTGGTTGGGACTCAGCGAACCGATCTGCCCACCGAGTTCAGCCAGTTTCTTCTTGAGGGTGTCGATCAAGTTGTCAGGCGATGCAGGTTGATCACCGGATTGATTGGCTTCCGGGGGTTTGTTTTGAGCGGCTTGCTGCAAAAGCTGTTGGTATTCAGCCCGTGTCTTTTCCAGATCATCGAGCGCATTGGCCATCTGTTTTTCGTACTGAGTCTGACGAGTCTTATTGCCAACAGCCTGTTCCTGATCGATGAGCTTCTGTTGGGTTTGGCGTTCATGATCGATGCGTGCCAAGTCGGAATCATACTGTTGTTTGCTCTGGGCCAACGCTGCATTCTTTTGATTCTTGATCTGCTGCTTGTCCGCATTGGCATTGGTGCGAGCGATGTTGATCGCCATGTCGACGTTGTAGTCCTTGTCGAACAAACCGATCAGATGATGCATGCCTTCCTCAACCTTGAGTTGGGCGGAGCGGAACGTCGACTGCAAACCCGCTGTCATTGTCGTCCAGGCGTCTGACAGGAACGATGTGGTTTGAACCCACAGGATGCGCAGACCATGCCAGGCATCGACGAGGACTTTCGTAACCTTATAGAAGGCTTGGCTGGCAACATTGACGATGGTGTACTTGAAGCTGTACCACAACGATTCGATTTGATAGATGCCACGTTGCCACTCCACCTTCAACGCTTGCCACAGAATCTTCGCAGCCAGACTCAGATCACCAGAAGCCAACGCATCACGGATTCCCTGCCAGGCCAGCAAGGCGCGATCCTTCAGATCATTGAATCTTTCACTGAGCCAGTTGAGGGTCTTGGACGCAATGTCCGTCATGCTCAGAATGGCAATGCCGATGCCTGCCGCAGCGACGATGACCAGTCCCATGGGTGAGATCAGTGCGCCCAGTACCGTGAGTAACGTGCCGATGACACCGACACTGCCGGTGATGATGCCCGACAACCCGCCGAAGATAAACGCCATCGCCTGAGCAGCGACACCAGTACTCATCAGGATCACACCGACAGCAGCGACTCCGGCAATCACCAAGGCAGCAGATCGAACAAGGGATTGATTCTTGGATAACAGATCGATCACGATTCCCGCATATTGCGAGACAATGGCAGCCGCCTTGGCCACGGGTTCGCTCAGTGCTTCGCCCATAATGCCCAAGACGATAATGCCCGCCTGCTTGATACGATTGAAAGCATGTGTCAATGTTTTGCTGAGTTTGGCATAAGCTTTGTCCGCCAAACCCGCGCGGCTCTGCATGGTATCCAAGTCCGACTCAAAACCCTTGAGGTTGTTGAGGGCCGGAACAATGCCTCGCAACGCAGCCGAATCCGGAAAGAGTTTGGCCAGCACATCGGGCGGGAGTTTGGCCAATTTTTCCATGACGCCGTGTAACCCCTCGGTCTTGAGCGTCGTGGTGTTCATTTCAAAACCGAGTTGTTTGGCCAGAGCAGTCGCCTCGGCGCTGGGTTTGAGGAAGCTGCGGAGAATCCCGTTGACCGAGTCAATGGCCGTCGTGGTCCGTAGGCCATTGCGCGTCAACGTGGCGATCATCGCACCCAGTTCATCCAGCGGCAGGCCCGCGCTGGCAGCAGTCGACGCCACCATACCAATCTGAGGGGCCAGTTCGGCAAACGTCGTTTTGCCGCGCTGCACAATACCGAATAGCCAGTCGGACACATCCCCGGCTTGTTCAGCAGCAAGGCCATAACTATTGAGCACCGTGGTGATGGCATCGGCGGCGGTGCGCGTGTCGGTCAAACCTGCTTTGGCAGACTTGGCAGCAACACCCAACACATCCAATGCCTTGGCAGGAGCAATGGATGCTGACAGGATGTCATACAAACCACCGGACAGCGCCTCGGTCGATTCCCCAAAGCTCACCGCCATCTTGCGGATGCCCTTGGTGAAACCGTCCATGTATTTTTCAGCATCAGAATCGGAGAGCATCGTGGCGACGGTGGCCATCTGCTGCTGAAAATCCGCGTAGATTTTCAGGCCCGAGAGCAGAGGCACCGCCGCCACGGCAGACACAGCGGTCAGTCGCTTGCCGATCTCGCCGACAGATTTACCGAAGGCTTTGACGCGCTTCTGAGCTTTGTCGAGGCCACGCACGAGCTTGCTGTCCTGCGTGGTCAGCTCAATGTACGCAGCTCCGGCGCGAATGTTCCGACTGTTAGCGATACCTGGCGACATAAGAAGGTTCCGACAAATGAGGGATCAGGACGATTCTCACAACTAGCAAGACAGCACTACACAGTGGCTACCATTCCACTCGATACCGTCGTGGTCTTGCGGCCTTCTTCCAAGCCCTTGTTGAAGGAATCTTCTTTTTCCTTACGGAGTTTGCTGGCTCCTAAAAACAACCCGAGCAACCCCGACGCTGCAGGCAGCATGGGACCTAGAACTGGGACACCTGCAACGGTGGGACCTATTTCATCGAGAGCTGACAGCGACAATTGGTTCACCATGTTGCGGATCTCGTTGGCGTGTTCAATGTTGGATTTCCACTGGCTGCCTGCGGTCTGCATGTGCTGATACCAGAGTTGATATTCACTCTCGGCTTCATTGAGCGTGATGGTGCTGGCAAGGCCCGTCTGCTGCTGAATCGTGTTGGGCGTTTTGACGTGAATCATGTCGCCCATATCGCAACCTGCAAAACTCAGCAGGCCCAAGACAACAAACGTGAGAATGAACAGGAAGATCAGGTGATTGGTTTTCATGGTGATTGTTTCCTTTGGATTCCGGGGCTACCGGGAGAGGGAATGAATGTTTTCTTGAGCAAGGCCATGGCATCTTCGGTGTCTAAAGGGATCACTTGCGATGTCTGGTTTTGAGTAAACGGATCAAAGTCCGATGCTTTGAACGTGTGGGAACGGTTGAAAGTCAGCAGGTTGGCAAGCAGGGCCATCAGGTTGGACGTGTGCTGCCAATCCTGTTTCTGGCGGGACTGGGCCATCTCATATAGTTCACGCAGTGTGAACGGATCGGGATGGACACCGAGGATGCCGGCCAGTTGCCAGATCATGTCTTGGCAGGTTGCAGCAGGTGTTCGAGTTGCTGTTGGAGTTCCGGACTGTCCAGTTGCTGGCTGGCGATTTGAAGAGCTTTTTCCTCGACCTGGCGAAGCTTGGCCAGTGCCTTGCGTAGCACCTGCCGCTTCGCTGCGGGGAAAAAATCCGCCAACTCCTGGAGCAGTGCCGTGGTCGCATGATCGATCACATCACCTGCCAGTGCCTGCCCGAACTGCTCGTCGGTGATGTTGGCTGCTTGGGCTTGTTGCTGACAGATGGCATACAACACATCGCAGAGCAGGATCGGATCGGTGGACAGTTTTTCCAGCAGGTGGGATTTACTGTCCAGCACATCCAGTAGATTGACACCGACGAGTGCCTGGACACGCTTGATGGTGGCGACGGTAATCTGCACGGTCCACACATTATTGGATTGATCTTTGAATGACTGCATTAGCTGCCACCTCCATCCACCCAAGTTGGTGCGCGGGTGACATACGTCGGCTTGACGGTCACATTGACGGTGATGGCTTCTTCGAGCGGTTCGTTGCGGGTGAAGTTGGTTACCGAGAAGTCGGCGTCAAGACCACTGCCGCCTTCACCATCGAGCACTGCCATAGCAATGGGCGTGTTGTTGAAGTAGGCGTTTTTGATCGCGGTGAAGCCTGCATCTTCCGTATTCCAGATCATTGTGAATTCAACACTGCCATTTTTCAGTGTGGCGACAGTGGCACGCCAACCTTGGCTTGCGCGGACGGAAATATCCGCCTCGCCCGTTTCCAGGTTGAGCGTAACGTCCTTGACGTTGGTTAGCTCGGTTGTTGCGGATGCCCCAGCCGCGCCGTGGTATAGCTTGGCCTGCATCCCTAAACGGATTGACATGGTTTTCTCCTATATTGAAGGGTTATTTGTGTGGTTTATCGAATCGAGCCTGCCCAGAACTGGGGCAGACGCGGTAAGTTTTTACTTAAGGCTGGCCCCATGAATGGCCTCTTTCTAAAGTTGCCACCACGGAATCGTCCACCGAATTCGTGGGCCATGGCCGACGGGCCAACGTGTGCGAAACCGGGGCCGATCAGTACGCGGTCGCTGCCTTCGCGTGCATACACAATGGCACGCCGCAGTTGGCCATGTCTGGTACGCGGTGGCGAACCGGGTGGTGCATAGCGTTTACTCCGTCGAATGCTGCGACGGGCAGTCAACCGAATCGCCGCACCGGCATGGCCCAGACTCTCAAAACTCGCCTGGTTCATCTTTTGCCGAATCAGTTTTCGATTCAGACCGTCGTGTGGTTTAAAGTGAACTCTGAGCATGGTGGTTACTTCGTGATGCGGTACGTCAACGTCAATACCGACGTGAACACCCGTTGATTGGCCAGATGGTCAGGATCGTAGATCGGCTGGTTCTCAACCTTGATCCAGATCGCATACGGCATATCGGTTAACGATTGTCGTTGCAGGTAGTCGGCAATCTGCTGAACCAATCCACTCAATTCCTTTACTGCGGTGTCGATTTCATCCTGCGGCACGGTAAGTTTTTGCTGCACGCCGATATCCACCTGACAGTCGTATTGGCTGAGCCGACGTGTGATACTTTGGATCTGCACGCCACGCGGGACGACGCTGATGGTCAGTTCCCGCAACTGGGTCAGATCGTGAATCGGCAGCACCATACGTTTGGCACTGGTGACGATATCCGATTGGTTGAGTTGCGAAGTCACAGCATCCGCCAGATCAATGGTCATTTGCATATTTACCCCCGAATCAACCCCGGAAAATACTAAAAAGAATATTCACCAGACTCGTCACGCCTGCACCAGCGATCAGCCACATCCAACGAGCATGACGGATCGCATTTTGTTCCAGGCGATCCAATCGAATGTTGATGCCCGGTTCACCATAGCCACGGATGGCGTGATCAAGCCGGTCGAGTTTGTTATGCAGTTCATCGAACTGCGTGCAACTGTCATTTTCATTCTGTGCACACTGATTCATGTACTTGTGTCTCCCAATAAACGGGTGTGAATGCGAAGCGTCGTGTGATATGGATCGCAATACCTGAAACATCCGTCGTCACCGAAGTTGGTGATTTCGTATTGCTTGTTATCCATCGTCAGCACGTCACCGGGTGTGGGTTCAAACTCTGCCGGGAAGTCATCAGCATTGACTAAAAAATCCCACATACTTGATTCGATGGTCACGCCACCGACTGTGGATTTTTCATACTTGCTGATACCCGGCGAAGCATGGACGGTGTACGAGGAGCCACCTTGTTGATAGGCGACTTCCTGCGTACACCATCCTGCCCTCACCCTGGCGAGCCACTGCATGCCCTCTTTCATGTAGTCTCTAGCCATGCATCCCCCGGAAGGTTAAGAGGAGAGTTTGACGCGGACAGTGGCATCGTTGTCACCGGCATCAGACACAGCTTTGCCCATGTACTTGCCTTCGATTTCGGTGGGCGTTGCGTATTTGTTGGCAGAGTCCCAGTAGAGCTTGGTGCCGGTGGTCATGGCCATGCCTGGGCCACCGATCTTGGGCACATCGTAAATGCCGGTCACCGACAAGCTGCCCAACGTATTTGCAGCGATGTCGAGCTTGGCAATACCCACCAAATCTTCCTGGACAACGACATCACCTGCGGCCACATCAGCGGCTGGGGTGTAATCAATACTGTCACCTTTGTGAACGAATGTTGCGATCATGTAAAAAATACTCCTGTGAGAAGAAAAAGATTAAAAACGACTTGTTTTTAAGGGGAAAACAATGAATACTTTTCGAAGAACCTTCGAAAAAAACTTCCGGAGGTTTCGGGGGGTTAACTTTCGCCCTTGAGTTTCACCGCGCCGCGATGATCCTGTTCACGGACACCGAAGTCGATATACCCCCGGAATTGCACCCCGAGTGTTGAAAAATCGGCGTCGGTTTTTTCAACGGTCGGACGATCCACGCCGTTTAGGAATGCGACCTCGATAGCCGACAAACGATTGGGATCAGCCAGCAGGTACCACGCCTTGTTGGAGGCGTTGCTGAAACTGGTGTTGGAGAGGTACACGCTGGACACGACATCGAACTTGCCTGCATGCGGATTGGTTGCAGGCTTGGCCTTGTTGGTTGTGGTGGTCTCGTTGAGCTGGAGGCTCTTCATGAGCATTTCAGCTGCAACCTTCAAACCCGGCGGCACCAGCAGCAGCGAGGGCATGATGCCAAGGGGCTTGCCGTTGGGTTTGACCTGCTGAGCAAAGAGGATTTCGGCTGCGGTGAGTCCGTCGATGGACAGCGCGGTGTCGGCACCCTCGCTGTAGTTGTTGTGATCCGCGTGGAAAAACGCCTTGCCATCGGATTGCAGAGGATTGCGCAACCACAACGCCCACACCGCTTCGGCAATGGCTTCGGCGGCACCCATGCCGATCTGGCGCGGGATGTCGGTGAAGGCGCCGAGGTCATCGTTGATGATCATCTGCCGGGTCAGCGCGAACATGATGCCGTGGGTGTCGGCTTTCTGCCCGAACTGCTGTTCATCGAGTTGCCCATGCTTGATCTCGCCATCCGGTCCCACCTGCTGGAACTTGAACGAACCCGTCATCCGGTAACGCGTGTGTTCCTTGAAGTCGTTGACGCTGGCGATCTTGGCGATGCGCCGCCAGGCATCCTCGACATAGTTGTAACCTTCCAGCAGCATCTTGTTGGCGATGTTGGAAAGAACGCCGGGCAGCGACGCACTGCTGAAGGCAGCCTGCAACCAGCCGGTGGCATCGCGACGGAAGCGGGGAAGTTGCTGGCCACAGGCCATCTCACAGAACTCCTGCACGCCGATCCCGCGAAGCTTGTCGGCAGCTTCGAGGACGGGCTCGGCATACAGCGCCTGCACCCGACTGCTGGGCAGGCCGCTGGCCATCAGCGCGACGGCTTCGAACACTTGAGGATTGTTTGGACGCTGGGCACCCGAACTTTGGATGGCCATCGGAACCTGCGGGCGCGACGCGCGGAGGACGTGCAGTTCGGTCTTGGTCACATCCCAACCTTCCTCGATGGCCTGTGCCTCAATGTCCGGATGCTTGCCTTCGCAGGTACTGCGGATTGCCTGGATGCGACGGGTTTCCTCAGCAATCTGCTTGCGCATCTGCATCATCGGTGCATTCTGATCATCTTCCGTTGCACGCGCGGCGATGTCGGGAGGACTCGTGGGCGTCGGGGAATCCGAGGTCGAGGCTTTGGGTGGCGTGGTTTCGGTCTGAGGTGTGGCCGGTTTGGGATCAGCGATGGTGGTTTGATTTCCGGGGCCGGGGGTTGCGGTTTCATGCATATGGGGTTGCTCCTTGTTGCTTGCTGCGATGCGGGCAAACGTAGACGAATCTGCTCCGTTATCGACGAATGAAATTTCCTTGAGGGTTGCTTTGCGAACGACGTGAATCGGGCCGTCGAACGTCCGGCCATTGACGGTAACGTTCTGCCCGTTGGGGATGAACTGGGCATCGATGACGGCAGCACCGATGCTGGCCTGCCAGGGAAAACCGTTCTGGCCACTGCGAATCACGTCACGTGCCCAACTGGTATCGCGGCTGACCAGGCCCTCGGCCACCAATGATCCATTTTCGACAGCGACACGTAGCGTGTGGCCCACGCCCTGACGTGATTGGTGATCCAGCCGAACCGGGATGTCCTGGCGATCAATGGCCAGACCTTCAAGGTCCACCACGACGGGATGCGGGAATCCTTCGATCCGCATCAGGCCACCGGTATAAGCGACCATCTTGAACTGAGGGACACTTCCGGGGGTTTCTTTGTTTCCAGCGGCCTCAATGGTCAGCGGGCAGATGAACGAAAGTTGGTCAGGCAGTTGTTGTGTTGGCGACAGTGTCATCGTCATTAGCAGAAGGCTCCTGTGAAGGTGAAGAAGATGAAGAAGGTTGAACAGGCTGACTCTCCGATACGGTCAGCCCCAGTGTTTGCATGAGTCGGGTTTCCTTTGCACGCTGGCGGAGTTCGGTTTCCCAATCCTTGCCCTGGCGTGCATATTCAGCAGCCAATGTGGTGGTGTGACTGGTCAGACGTTTGGCTTGAGCATTGGCTTCCTTAGCCGGGTCCACATGCTCCGTCCCGTCGAAAAACCAGCCTTTTTGCAGGGGTAACGGACGCCCGGACAAGGTAGGCATACTGCGCACTGTGCGCAGTATGGAGAACTCAGGCGTCAGCATCGCCTCGCGTATCCAGGCGTTGAAAATCTGATCCAGAACCACTTCGGCCAGATGCATCTGCTCAACACGAATGGACTTGTAATAGGTTTGATGGTCAAGCCGACCAGAGGCGTAGTTGTATCCGGCGGAGTTTCCAACGGCCACGTTGTACGGAAGATTTAAAGCTCGCGCAATTTCATTGAGAATTTCGTGCTTGAATTCTGCATACGTGGTGGCCGGTTGCTGCGAATCGATCTGCCCCAAGCGCCAACCATCGGGCAGTACCGTGGCCATGCGTTTCTCAAGGTTGACGATGTCCATCGGATCAAGCGGCTGGGCTTCTCCGTTGGCTGGCGAATCGGTGTACAGCACGGCGGCAAAGTCGGCTGCGGTTTCAGCTGCAGCGATGACGGCCAAGGTGTAGCGACGCAGTTGAGCAAACAGTGGAAGTGCGGGTGTGATCTCTGGGATACCACGATGTTGTTCGGGCCGATCTGCTCGATACCAGTGAATCACCGAAGCTGCGGGTACCTCGTCATACTGAGATGTCCACGAGGAATAATTGCCCAGGCTGCCGGGATGCTGACGCAGGATGGAATAGAACTGTGGGCTGCCGAAGCTGTCGAGAATCACACCGTCTACATCGTTGCGCGTCGGCAACATGACTGACGATGGCGACGCGATACGGTCAGCCTCAACGAGTTGCAGATCAAGTGCAACAGGCGAATCGATATTGGGATTGAAATTCAAAACACCGAACGCTTCACCATCGGTACTCTTAGCCATGCGCATGGTACGGAGCTTGGATGCCAGGCTGACCGCTTTGCTCCATTGAGCAAAGGCATCTTCGATCTGGCGATTAAGCGTGTCGTGTTTGGTGAGCAGTTGCAGACGTGGCCCGGTGCCGATGCAGTCGTTAGCCAAGGTCAGGACCATGCCCTTGGCGTAACTGTTGTTGGCTACCTCGTACCGGGCACGCTCCCGCAGCTTCTTGCGAATGTCTGCCGACGCAGCACAGTCTGCTGACATCGCATCGGCCATCGCCCAATGACGAGCGTTTTCCGCTGTAGTCTGTGCTGCGTCGTAACGCGCCCGCACCACGTTGGCCACCGGCACGCTACGCATCTGCTGTTGGCGTTGCGTCTGCGGTTTGGATTTTTTGAACCAATTCAGAAGTTGCATTAAACCGTGCCCTCAGGATTGATCTTGAAAATCTTCACACCTAAGCCCTTGGATTGAGCAGCCTTCTTCGATGCCAGGTAACGATCCACGGCGATCTGATCCTTCAGCGAATGCTGCTTGACGTGTTGACCGTCGACCGACACCTCAGCCGGTGCGGCAGCGTTTTCTTCAAGGTTGTTGTTGGTTTCAGTCATGGGATGATTTTGGGTGTGAGAGTTTTGTTGCGTCCTATGCTTACTACACCCGCACTTAGGCAGAAAAATCCGCGCGGAATTTGACGAAAAAATGAATTTTGTTGAAATTGTTTGCTAAATCAGCCGGGTTCAAGATCAAAGGTCGTAAAAAATGACCTATTCCCGCAAGAATCAAACGTGATAAAATATACAAGCCTTTTCAATCAGCACCCGGTTAATTCGAACATCTGATGGAGAGATAAATGGGAAACAGCAGCACATCAAATAAGCCCCAAACAACATCCAAGCCACCAACAGGGAACACGGGAACCAAGGGAATGGGGAACGGGAACAAGCCAAAGGGCAAATAGTGAAAAACGAAGAACTGTGGAAACAATATGACGCCTATACGACACTGGTGTCAGAAAACTGTCGAAAGCTTGCATTTTGTGCCGCAGCAATTGATTGGGTGTTCAGGACCGGACAAAGTCAATTCCCTAACCCAATATGGATTTCACTTCTGTACCTAATTGGCTTTTTTATCTTGGATGTCATGCAATACCTTGTATCTGCGTTTTGTCTTAGATTCTGGATTTACCATGAAGAAGGTAAACAGTGGAAGGAAACGCAAAGCATTGATGGCGAATACAACAAACCGAAATGGATTGATAGACCGGCCTTTACTTTCTTCATAGCTAAAATCATCTGTCTTGTTTTGACATACATCTTTATTTTCATACACATATGTAAAATGGCATAAACTCGCTCAAATCCAACGAGTATATTGCCACCTGTCATCGTCTCTGCTGCAAATCGGAAAGCTTCATGCGAGGACGCGATTGCACACTGCGCGACTCGACCCCTGGAAGTGAGACACCTTGAATCGACGCGCCGACCGCGCATCCCACCAGGCAATCCAGCCAATGATTGTCCGGTCGCGTGGCACGGAGTTTCCACTCATCGACCGTGCGACCTTGGGCTTGAGATTTGACTCTGTATTCAGCCGTGAGGTGATCAGCAAGCATGCGATGTGTCTTGTCATCACGACCAAAGAGTGACAGACAACTCGGATCACCCATGGCCACGCTGAGCCGGGCATGCACGAAGGTCTTCCAGTAATTGGTATCGATCAAAGCATGGCGTACCTGGCGTTTACCCACTGTGTTGGGAATGCGCCAGTGCAATCCAACACGATCACCACGCTTACGTTTGTATTCGCTGAATGGAATGCTTGACGCCCCGACATAGCGACCATGACTGGGTAACAGCAAACCTGCGTGTTGGCTCTGCCGGCAGAACTGATACACCACATCGGTGGACTGCCCCCAGTTAGCATCGATCAAACAGCGGTCGATGCGCATCTCTGCACCATCGTCTCGGTGATACGTTGCTGCAAGTTTTTCAGCGGTGAGTATGTCGAGCCCCGCGTAGATTTGCCCTTCGAGTCCTGCACACGGCGCTGCACGACTAATCGTGGATCGGATGTCACGTAAGGTGTAATACGCGCGTTTTTGCTCGGGCCACGTGCCGTAGTCCACGACGTAGCCGGTAAAATTTTCTTCCCAGCCGCAAAGCATCCAGAACAAAACTTTCTGCTGCACGTCGATGAACATGGTCAGGTGGTTACATACATGGGGAATCACATTCCGGGGGTGACCATTGGTTTTGGCGACAATTGCATCGGCAGTCAGCATCTCTTCGCCCACAGATTCGATGATCGGTTCGTTCTGATATTCAGCAAAGAACGCTGCTTCATCACGCAGACGCAGATTCATCGCATGTTGTAAAGCTGATAGTTCGTCTTCATTGAAACGCTCAGGCCAGGCAATAATGCTGCCAGCGTCCATCGCTTCACGGTTGCTTCGGTAAAACTCGGTGGCCTGTGAACCATCACCATCATTGCGAAGACTGTCGGCACGAATCTCGGCATATTTTGCCCATAGCTTGTCACTTCCGGAGGCGGGAAACGCATAGACCATTTTCGTGCGTTCACCTTGCCACTCGGGATGTTTGTCTCGATCCAGGATGTTATCAGCCATATCACCAGGCCGAATCACGGTGCAGGCCATGAGCCCTGCAATCTTTTTACCCGGCCCAGCCATACCCAACACATCGCCTGCCAGGATCGCTTCGCGCCGCTGGCTTTGCGAGGGTGACCATGCCGACTCGGTGGTTTGCGGGTCGTCGACCAACACCAATTGCGGGCGCACGACCTGCCCATCGGCCCGGGCATAGTTCTGGCCACGAATATCACTGCCCTTCATACCACTGCTGGAGATAACGATGCCTGACGACAGGCTTCCTTCGATCACTGGCAACACCACGCGGTCCGATGACCAGTCGATGCGCGTGGGCACGCCCTGATACTTCTGTCCTTTCTGCCGGTTGGTGATCCGTTCCAGACACCGAATGGGATAGGTGACCTCCGGAAAATCTTCATGCAATAGCGGGTTGGTCTCCAACCAGATTTTGATGTTTTCCAGCAGGTCACGAGCGCGTTCAGCACTGGCTGCGATCAAGCAGACAAACGGTGACGCACCAATCAACGCCGCCCATAACACCGCAGTCTGACACAGCACCGTGTTATGTGTGGGAACCATTTTGCGCCCGGCCAGGTAAAGATGCGATGGAGAATCCACCTGGATGCACCTGACCGGCACCGACTCGGTTGGCGTGATCGACACAATACGACGCGACGCCGACAAGGGGCATGTCTTGGGAACCGGACGTAACCTCTCCTGCTTACGCTTGAGCCGAAACACCTCGATATTTTTATGAACCGTAAAATGAAATCGGTGATACGGTCCCAAGCGTTTGCCATTGAGCTGGACATATTTTACGCCGCGCCCGTATTTGATGCCTAAGGTACTGAGCAGTTCACCAAAGCCATCAGCCAGCTTCGAATATTTGATAATGATCTCACAAGCCCCTTTTTTACTGACATGGCCATCCGTATCCATCATGCCCTGCAATAAATCCAGACGCTGCTCATGTCCGGCGCGAAGGTACATGGCCGGAATATGCTTGTTCTGCAAAAGATTCAACTGGCGAAGCCTGCCCTGAAATGATGTTTTGTTGCGATAGGTGCGAGTCATCCAGCCGGTGCAGGTATGGCTCTCTTCGTCCACTACCAGGTCTCGCAGCATTTCGCCTGACCAGCGGATCTGATCACAGATTTCCTTGGCATCCCACTGGGCCAGCGTTACAGAAGCCCTGCGGCATGTGCCATCGCCCAACCACACACCCAAGGCATACGGATCAATGATGAGATTCTCATTGAATACCTGCAGCGGTTTGGCAAGCGGAATGCGGTAACGCTTTTCAGATCGGCCCCGCTTGTTGGGTAGGTCCACCCGATCTGCCATGTACTCGGTGGTAAGTGTCAGTGGATTTTTTCGACTGTACCGATCATTCACCGTCCAGAGATGTTCTGCATCACAGTCAATTTCCTCACCATCACTGAACTTAACACGGTAACACGGATGGTCATGCATCACCTCGGTGGCATGGGTCACCCGACACATTCGTCCCTGCTCATCGAACAGGGTGTCACCGACTTTGACATCACCCATGGTGGTCCAACCACTAGGTGTAGCCAACGGTGTATCTAGTGCCAGGGCTTTGCCACTTCCGCGAGGCATGGCCATGGCAAACAGGCCACCTGTGCGCACGGCCTTCTCAATTTTTGAAATGACCGTCCTGTGGTCTGCTGACCAAGGTAAGTAAAAAACCTCAGAAAAATACGTCTCACAGAATGCTCGGAACGATGCGATGCACCGGGCCTTGCGATCTGGATCAACGACTGCTGGAATTTCACCGATGTCTTGAGCTGATCGAACCTGTTCTGCTGCACGTTCAGCCTTGCGAGCTTTCTGCTCTTCATAACTCAATGGACCTGACTTAGGCTTGGCATATTCCAACGTCAACCAGGCGGCATACCGAAACAGATCCACTGTCTGCGGATTGGCCGGATCGCTGATGCTGTAACCGGCGCGGTTGCGATGACGACGTAGTTGGAACTCAGTCAGTGAATCAGCGTTTGGCAAATCAACCGCATTAACGATTCGCAACAAGTCGGCTGGTCGGAGTTGGCGTGGATTGAATGACTTTTTACTCATCGTTCATTTCCTCCATCTCCGGTCGGGCCAGGAACGCGACATACTCGATCAGGCTGAATGTGCCATCGGCACGGAGCAGTTGGCCATCATCAACAACCTGCTGAATATGCTCTTCATCGATCCGACGATTGAACGCCATGGACAGAATCTGCGATGCCTGCGGCACGGTCATTGCCGTCATTCTCAATGTTTTTGGACTATCTGTAGCTTGTGTCATCAGAATTCAAAAAAGCCTTAAAAATAAGGGTAAAAGTCGCATTGTTGCCTTGTAATCCGTTTCGAATGATGGCTTCATGTGTCTATAGAAAGGCCAACAACATGAAAGCCAAAACCAGCAAACGTAAACAGGCATACAAGGACGCGACGGTCAATGAGATCGCCCAACGCATCCTCAACATCGACACCTTACAAACACGCAAAAGTGATTCTTTGGACTTCCACGACTGCGCGGTCTGGAGCATCAAAGAAGCGTTGGAAGCCGCCTTTGAAGCCGGACGCAAGGCAGATCATTAACCATTCGCAACAGGAGAAACATATGCGAATCACACGGATTGAATTTGCCGGACAAACAGGCATCTTCGCCATCATCAAGCGACCACACGAAGCCAAACAGATCGAAGTGGAAATTCTGCAACCCAACAAAGAAGGCACCCATTGGGTGAAAGCTGACGACGAAGACGAACTGTTCTCGATGGCTGCCTTCCTGCAACAAATACTCGACGGCTACGAGGGAACCATGGAAGAAGCAGCCTGCTACTACAACGCACTGCTGTGCATCAGCGACATCGGAATCTGAGGAACAACCATGACAACCAAGCACAAAAAACAAACTGCCCAAAACGTCTACGCCCAACATCGAAAAGACATCACCAGTCTCATGCTCTGGCTGGAACTCGAACTTGAAAAACACCGCATCAATGCCAAAGGCAAGATCGACAACTGGGCGATGGCAGGAGACCTTCAACTCACCCGAAAACAATTGATAGAGGCACTGACCTCGCTCTCCCACAGCGAACAACATGAAATCGAAGACCTGCTCAGCGAAAGTCGCTGAGCATTTTTGTTTAACCATTACCACAAGGACAAAATCACCATGAAACAAGAAGACATTCAAATCGGCGTCACATACCTCGTCGGCCTGGCAGGCAACTTGGTGCCGGTACTGATCACTGACAACCA